CGGCAGATGATCCGATTTACTCCGTGAATTTTGAGCTTGATGATAGCGGCGATATTATGCCGAGAGCATAAGAAAGAAGGAATAGCATGACAACGAGAAATTTTGTCCCGCGGGCGGCTGGAGAAGGCAGCTTGGGCACAGAAGCAAAACCATGGGGGAATGTATATACGAAGAAGCTGGTCACACCGGACGGCGACATCAACAAGAACATTGATGTACGATCAAGCATCATCACGGCAACGTCACCGGCATTTTACGAGCGTGCGTCTCTGCCAAAACCGGCACAGACAAAGATAACGATTGCGCCGACTTGGATTAACATTAATGGCGCGGGTTGCGTCTCTGCTGCTGACTGCGTACTGGACTTAAATTCTGCGACAGCTTGGGATAACGGCACATATGCAACGGCGGCCAGCCGCGCGGGTAAAGATTTCTATATTTATGCAGCAAAGCCACAATCTGGCAACGTACCCGCTTTTGTACTGTCGGCAAACGCCACCTGCCCGACTGGGTATACTGCAGGCAATGTCCGCCAGATTGGCGGCTTCCACTGCCTTTGTAAGTCCGTGGGCACGATCAGCGGCCACGCTCTTTCGGGGTACGTGACCGGCGACATCTTGCCGGCATCCGTGTGGGACCTCAAGTGGAGGGCAATCGCATCGAATGCCGGAATGGTGTGGTGTGGCACAGCTTGGGTGGACATCTACCTTGCAGGATGGGATGGCTCGAAGCTTGTATCACAGTACGGCGCTACAATCCAGGATGGCTATTCGCCGGTGCCGTGGCATGGCGAAAAATTCGTAGAATACTTCCACAAGCTCGGGAAGCGACTTATCTGGCGCGATGAATTTGTCGATTTTGCAAAAGGCTCGAATGAGAAAACCAACATTGCGGGCTCGGCTGATCCGGGCACGACCGGAGGCCATGTAGATACCGCAGGCCGACGTATGATTTCTAACTACGGCGTAGAAGATTGCGTAGGCGTGCAGTGGCAGTGGTGTGGCGACATCTCAATGGTGCCAGCGAAGGCCGGAGCATCAAATCTCGTGGCAAATGATACAAGCTATTATCTCGAAAATTATACGTGGGATCCAGGAAACAGAGTAGGAGACGCGGAAGTAGATGGCGACAAAACAAAGTATGGCAATACATGGGGCGTTGGACCTGTTCGCTTGCTCGTCGGTGCGGACTGGGTTGACGGGTCGTCTTGTGGCTCGCGGTCGGTCCATGGTCTTAGCCTGTCGGCTCGCCGGATTGTCAGCAACGCTGGTCGGGGCGCGTCTGAGCTGAGGTCGGCGGCTCTCTGATCGCTGGCCTCTGGCCGCCTGGACGACAAGCCGAACCGCACGTAGTGCGGTCGCAAGTCGCTCGCGCAAAAATTTCATAGGCTTCTGTGCTATCGCTTGCTCGTCGGTGCGAACTGGAATGACAGGTCGTCTTGTGGCTCGCGGTCGGTCAATGGTAATAACCTGTCGGCTAACCGGAATGACAACAACGCTGGTCGGGGCGCGTCTGATATGGGGACCTATTTATATAGGCTATATCCGTCTAGCCAAAACTCCTCAGCTGAGTACAGAGGCCTTGCTGGATGATTTTTGAAGGCAGAACACACAACGGAGATTGCCCGCGGGCTAGTGTAGAGAAATCGAACGTCAGCGGGATTAAAAAATGGAGAATCAAATGAAACGCTATGGGAATTTATACGACAAGATAACCGATATGGACAACTTGCGAGTTGCTTTTTATAAAGCAGCGCAGGGAAAACATTATCAGGATAAAGTCAAAATTGTGGAAGAAAACTGCGATGAATACCTTATGCGCTTGAAAGAGATGCTGGAGAACGGAACCTATCATACATCTCAATACGCTACCAAGCAGATCTATGAGCCAAAAGAGCGGACAATTTATATTTTACCGTTTTACCCGGACAGGATTGCGCACCATGCGATCATGAACGTTTTGGCACCAATCATGGACAGCTTTATGATTTACGACAGCTATGCTTGTCGCAAAGAAAAGGGACAGCATGCAGGAAGTAAAAGATGTATGCAGATGGTGCGCCGGAATCTGTACTGTCTCAAGTGTGATATATCGAAGTTCTACCCATCAATCGACCACGATGTCCTGAAAAGTATCTTGGAGCATAAGTTTAAGGACAAGCGTCTCATAGCACTGCTGAATGAGATTATTGATAGTACGAATACACAGACAAATGTCCCGATCGGGAATTACTTGAGTCAGTGGTTCGGGAACCTGTATCTCAATGAATTGGATACGAAAGTGAAATATGAACTTTGCGTAAAGGATTATATCCGCTACTGCGACGACTTTTGTTTCTTCTCACTCGATAAAGAAGAGCTGCGAAGGATTCGCGCATGGCTGCCGAAATATCTGCAGGACACACTGAAATTGAAGCTGAGTAAGTGCGAGCTGTTTCCGGTATCTCATGGTGTCGATTTTCTCGGCTATCGCCACTTCCCACGCTACATACTTGTGAGGAAACGGACGGCGAAAGGCATCAAGAAGCACCTGAAAGAAACAATGTACCTTTTGAAGCATGGGAGAATCAGCAAAGACCAGGCACTTGCTAAAATTGCATCGGCAAAGGGATGGATCAAGCACGCAAATAGTCACCATTACACGATGGCGACTCATATTGACGACTTGTGGAAGGAAGTGAAGCGCTATAAAGAAGTTCAGTGATTTTGCAAAAGAGGAAACTGGCCTTGATGGAGATAAAATCCATATCTCTGAATTGTTCAACCGCGAGATTATCGTTAAGGCGTGGCGAAAATTTGATAGCCGAGCCGTCCAAGGAAAGCACTGTGTGGAATTGCAGATTGAAATCGATGGACGCACATACGTAGTATTCACCAATTCTATCATCCTAGAACGCCAGATTGAGCAATATTCTGATCAGCTTCTTTTCGTAACAACAATCAAGAAAGTAAACAGTTATTACACATTTTCATAAGGAGTGATATTCATGGGAAATTTACCAGCATCAAGCTACCCGACAGAACTGAAGACAAGAGAAGACTATGATTTTGTCCGCCAGAACTTTGATTTCTCACTGTGGAAAAAAGATTGGCGTGCGCTGCTCTTTTGCAAGACCTGGCACACGTTGAAGACGTCGGATAGCCTGGACGGGCTTATGCAAGACAGCACGCACCGCGTCATCAAGAGCCAGTCGCCAGCCGGGGCGTCATATGTAGAGCAGGAATATGTAGATGATCCAAGCGCGAAAATCAACCTTTTCGGCCTGACACAGGACGAAGTGAAACAGATCCTTATTGATGCCGGGGATAGCGTGGACGAGCTGAACGAACTCATGAAGAAAGATGGGTATGCGGATGCGGTTACGTCGGAGATCGTAAAAAATGATACCAGCGAAGAGGCAGCAGCGAAACAAGCAGAGCTTGATGCAAAGTATGCCGCGAGCAAAGCAGAGCTGTACAATCAGTACGTAGACGCCGCCATCCATGCCGATACGGAAACCCAGGAAAGCATCAAAAAGCTTATGACTCAAATCGACGCCCAGTATGACGCCGAATATGCCGCAACCAAAGAAAAGTGATGAAGGGAGATTATAGAAATGGCCATCAAGATGATTTACCGTTGTATCAGGTGCCGCAAGCCGCTGCGTGATGACGGAACGTGTCAAAACGATAAGTGTGTCAGGTATACACCGGAAGACGATAAAACCGAGGCTTCGGCTGATTCGGGTACTACGGCTACAGATGCCGCCAGTACTGAGAAGAAGTGAATATTCTTGGGAGGTAGTGATGGGTGGACGATAGGGAATTTTGGATTACCCTTTCAACGAAAATTGCACGAATTGACGAACGGACAAAAAGGATTGAAGACGAGCTGAAGGGACTGCCGGAAATGAGGGACCGACTCACGGCGGTGGAGCAGCGTGCAAAGTCAAACACGCACCGCCTAGACAGTCTGAAGGCCACGGCTGCGCTGCTCGCCACGGCCGCAAGCATCCTCATCAATCTGGTCGTTGCGATTATGGAATACGCGATGAAGGGAGGGTGACGCCATGAAAGAAGATTTCGCGAAATTCACGGCGTGGGCGCAGGAAAATTGGTTGGCGGTTATCATTTTCTTGAGTGTCATCATGATGCTTTTCCTTTGTGCTGTCATGGCGTCCTGGCTGTACGGCTATTGGAGCAATGCCCTGCGCGGGACAAAGTTTGATCTTGGCAGTTGCTGGCAGGGGATCACGGTCGTCGCTACCGGCCTTGCCGGTATTGTCGGGCTTGGGAAGGCAGCTTGGACAAAGTACGCGACGGACAGCCAGTACAACAGCACGCCGGGGCAGCCGATTGATCGCCGCGCTTTGGTGGAGCAACTGAGAAAGGAAGTAAAAAATGGCTAAATATTTTTCGGTTGAGGAAATGGAATGCAAGTGCTGCGGACAGCTGCCGGCAGATGGAATTGATGAACGTCTGCAGAATGTACTGGATGCCATGAGGGAAAGCGTAGGCGGCCCATTGGTGCTGTCTTGTTGCTATCGTTGCCCATCTCATAACGCCGAAGTCGGCGGCGTGCCGGGAAGCCAGCACGTCTATGGCCGTGCCGCGGATGTTATTTGTCCGGATGGCATGAGCGTGGACGAACTGGCAAACATCGCCGAAGAATGCGGGGCGGATGGCATCGGACGCTATTACAGTGCCGGTTTTGTGCATGTAGACACCCGTGGTTATGCAGCACGCTGGGAGGGCTGACAATGGAAAAGACAGACCTGGTAAGAAAATACGAAGCAGGCGGCGACCCCGGTTGTGTATCATCTGGGACGGGCGACCTTGGCGGCAGATCATACGGCATCTATCAGCTTTCCAGCAATATGGGGGCCGTGAACGCCTTCCGCGAATGGGCTTGTGATTACCCAGACGATGACCTGGCAAATTACGGCAGGCTGCTTTGTGAGTTTGAAATTAATTCGCCGCAATTTGTGCGCTTGTGGCAGAAAATCGGCGAGAACGACCCGGAAGGATTCGCGAAACTGCAGGACGATTATGCCGTATCTGTCTATTACAATCCGGCCGCGGCTGTTTTGCGGGAAGCAGGATACGAGATCGAAACAAAAACGGCAGCCATGCAGGCGGTGCTTATGTCCGGGGCTGTGCAGTACGGTGCCGGCAACATGACGGAACTGTACACAGAAGCGGTACACAGTATGTTCAACGCAGAAAAGAAGGATTATAGCGGCTGGCCGAACCTGACGTATGTCAACGACAAAGCTTTTGATTATGACATGATTGCGGCAATCTATGATTTCCTGATTGGTGAAGCCGACAATGCTGTATGGACAGGAAAAGGCATGCATAGCCCGAAAGACTGGGTGAACGGCAGCCCGGACGTCGTGGCGGGGCTGAGAAATCGATTCGTGCATGAAAAAGCGGACGCACTGGAGGCGATGACATGACGAGTCTGCAATTCATCTTAATGTTGGAAGCATTTGAGGATTTTAAGGGCAAGGCGGAGGCGGCAGAGTTTCACGACGATAGGATCGAAGGGCTAGAGGACCATATCTATCAAGAAAATCCAATCCCGCAGCCGAAGAAAATGGAAGTATAGGAAGGGTGGAATCATGGATGCAAAACAAAAAGTCATTCTTGCTTGCCTTGTTGGCCTGCTTTGCGCTGGCGTGGCCTGGTATCTCTTCAGCGTCCCCGGCACAGGCCCAACAGACAGTTACCATGTCGAGGACGGATTTGATCGAACTGCAAGAGAACAACAGAAAGCAACAGATAGCATTGATGCAGTCAGCCGAGGCCTTGAAGAAAGCACAGGATGCGCTACAGACATCGGCACAAGCATTGAAGCAGACCAGAGAAGAGCTGACTCAATCCAAAGCCGAAACGCAGAACTTGAAACAGGCATTGACAGCATCACAGAGCGAAACCGCGCTGCTCTTGAGCGACTTGGAGAAGCAGAAGCAAGAAACGCAGACGCTGCAGCAGCAGTTGCAGACGCTGCAGCAGCAGTCACAAGCGGCCGGGAGCTCACTCGCCGAAGCGCAGAAATACTTGGACGATACCAGGGCGGAGTTCCTAAAGAACGAGAAAGCTCACGAGAAGACAGAGCGGGGGCTGAAGAATAGGATTAAAGCATGGCAGGCAGTAGCCGCGATTCTGTGCGGAGTTGCTATCACAAGATGAAGAAAGCCCCTTGATCAATAAAGACCAAGGGGCTTTCTCTCTATTATGCAACAATCAGCTCTCGCGGATATTCGCGCACGATGCTGATTCGCGTCTTGCTGGTGCGCTCGGATGAGTACCGGCAGGCCGCGAACCAATACTCCACGCGGATTTTGTCGCGGAAGACCGTGACGGTGTGGACGAAATACTGCAGGAGTTCGGTAAGGCCGGAGGCGGTGCGCTGGCGGATGGCGGGAAGGAAGCGGTCGCGGATGTAGTGGACGATCTCAGCGGAGGAGATGGTTTTGCCGGGCTGCTGTTCGAGCTTTTCACGCTGGGCGCGGATGTCGAGGATCTTTTGCTTGAGGTGCTTCATCTGTGCACGGTCGAAGTCGTCGAAGGTGTCGCCGTCTGCGATGACTTCATAGAGGCGTTCAAGGGACTTGCTGGCCTTCGCCTCCTGCTCCTGCAGGGCGGCAATCTGCACCCGTGCGTTACCGACAAGGGCGTCGTACTTCTCCTGGACTTTCTGGGCGAGCCGGAAGAGCAGGTTTTCGTTGTCGATGACTGCGGCAAGGCGCTCGATGATGAAGTTTTCGAGGGCGGGCGCGTAGATGTAGCGGTTCGGACATTTCGCGTCGCCGTGGTTGGACTTCTGACAGCAGCGGTAGTATTCACGGATCTCCTTCTTGCGCGTGCGGGTGCGCGTGCCGGACATGCTGGCACCGCATTCGCCGCAGTAGACGAGGCCGGAGAGCAGGTACGGATATTTCGCCGTGCGCCTGCCGCCACGCCGCCGGTTTTCCTGCATGCGCTCATGCACAGCCTGGAAGAGTTCGGGGCTGATGATGGCCGGGCAGCCGTTCGGCACGATGATCATGCCGTCATGGTCCGGGCGGTGGCTGTTGCGCCTGCCGTCAAGATACGGCTGATTCTTGCCGAGGATGCAGGTGCCGATGTAGCGCCGGTTGTTGAGCATGTCATGGAGCGTGGCCTTGCCGAACTCAGCCCCGCGCCGCGTGCGGTAGCCGCGGGCGTTGACCTCCCGCAGGATGTCGATGTAGGACGCCCCGGCGGCGTAGCGCTCGAAGATGTAGCGGACGGCCACGGCCTCCTCCTCATTGATGACGTACTTCTTGTTCTTGTCCACGCTGTACCCGAAGAGCGGGCGGCCGCCGGTGATCTTGCCCGCCAGCACGTTCTCCTTCAAGCCCTTCTTGACCTCACGCGAGAGGTTGCGCGAGTAGTACGCGGCGAGGCCGACGAGTTGGTTTTCCATCAATGCACCTTCGGGGCTCGTGCTGTCGAAGGCCTGCCCCGAGTATTCGACGCGGACGTTGTGCCGGGCAAGCTCCTGCTTGTTCTTGTAGTAGTCGAATTCATTGCGGCCGTTGCGGTCTACCTTATGGAAGATCACGACTTCAAAGAGCCCCGCCGCGGCATCGCGCAGCATCTCCCGATAGGCCGGGCGGTTGTCGTTCGTACCGGTATACGCTTCGTCGGCGTACTCTTTGATGATGTGGTAGCCTTTGCGGCGGCAGTATTCGCGGCCCGCGCGGATCTGCGCCACGATGCTTTCGGCCCGCTGGCTGTCGGACGAGTAGCGGGCGTAGAGTGCAGCAATCATAGGATAACCTCCTATATGGCTTGCAAGCCCTCCCCGCATGTTGTATCATGTAAATGGATTTCTTCACAGGGAAGGCCGCAAGGCTTTCAGCAAAGCTCCATCGGACAGGATGGGGCTTATTTTATTGTTGCCGCCAGTAGCGGCGGGGCGTCA